GATCCCCTACGCCGCCCGGTCGGAGAGACGATCGGCTTCACGCCAGCCTGCGCCCTGCCGATAGCGAATCCCGGCAGATTCGATGGACCTCGCCGACCGTCTTGATGCCATCGAGTCAGGCGAGGCTTCTTGATGTTGTAGGCAACATTCGCCGCCACGACCCTGCCACCATCGCGTAATTGAGCCGCGATCTCCTTGTAGAGATCAGGTTCGGTCTGTTTCAGATACTTGCCGACGCGAGCCAATTCAGAGGTATCGACGCGAACATTCGTCATGGCGCACGATACTACCTCTTCGAGCGTCTCTGAATTTCGTCTGCCCTGAAATTGAGATACTGAATCAGGGCATCGATCATCTCTGGCGATTCACGCAGAAGATCAGAGGGCGAGATCCCGGTCTCGACTGAGAGGGCGGCGATACGGTAATGCGCCGACTCGCGAGACCCTAGATAGGGTCTGCGGCTGGCTCTTCTCTGACTTCGACGGTTTCGACCGTCGCGAGCCATGCCGGGTCGAAGACGAGATCAGTCTTGCCGTTGCGCTTGACCGAATGCCATGCGAGCCATGCCAGATCGGTGAGCGTCAGATTCTTGTCGAATTGGACGACAGACTTCTTGCGCTCACGCTCGTAGGAAATGAAGTCGATGAAGATCGCATCGGCATCTTCGATCTGACCGTTGATGTATTTCACTCGCAGTTCGATCTTCATGATCGTTCCCTTCTAATTGATTGATGAGATCAGGAAGTCGCCTTCGTCAATGTGCCACCTGTGAAGGTCAGCGAGAATGGCGCAGTCGTTCCGACTTCTGTCGCGTTGATCGGTGTGTGCGTCGATAGGAAGGTTCCGGTCAAGGTGTAGGAGGGGTTCGTCGCAGAGACCGCCGAAGAGGCAGGCTTGACCACGACAGTCGTGGTCGTGCCAACGAGAGGGAAGATCGTCGCCTCGACTTCGTTTGCCGCGAAGTCTTGGTAGAAGGTGATTTCCAGAGAATTGTTCTGAATCCCTGCGATCGATGCCCTATTCCCTCCGAACACGGTCGCATCTTGCGCCTCGATCTCATAGGTCAGAACACAGCCTGCCGCCTTGTCGCTCAGATCGACGGAATTGATCGTGATGCTCACATCTTTGTACGCGAAGATTGCCATGGTCTCAGACCTCTACTTTCGGTTCGTCATTCTTCTTCTTGCTATTGTTCGCCGCGAGATGACCCGCTTCGATCAACGCATCGACATTAGCACCAGCCAACTCTTCATCAGAGATCAAGTCGCCAGCCTTCTTGCCAGAGACGCGATTGGACAGAACTTTGTATGATGCCATGCCCGACATACTAGCCGCTGACCTGAACAGATGTCGAGACCTGTAAGAAGTCTGCGTCTGCCACATTCAGGCTGGTGATGTTGTAGGTCTGCGAAACGATCAAGGTCTGCGCCACGCCGCCGAGGGTCTGATCGCCTTCGAGGGCTGATCGGATCGACTTCGCACCAGAGTAGGAAATGAAGTCATCGAGAACATCGTGCGCCCGGTTGTCGTCGTATCTGCCGACGATCAAGATGATCGAGAGATCGTAGAGAACGAGACCGCCTGCCATCGCCTTGTGATAGGAGATCGAATTGATGATCGGGAATGCCAGAGGCGGATTCACTTGTGGCGGCTGAGAAGCGTAGGCGCGAAGCCCTGAGATCGTCGCCAGCCGATTCTTTACGCCATTCATTACCTGATTCGTTGTCGCTGGCATCAGGCGACCGCGATCTTTCGATAGGGATTCAGAAGATCTCGAACATCGGGATCGATAGCCCTGACCTGAATCGCCATGTCTGCGAAGCCGACCACGCCGAGCGCGGCGTTGTATCTGGCGAATCCTCTGATCGAGAGAAGAACGCAGGCTTCCTCGACATCGGTAGGGATCGCAGAGAAGCCCCAGACCCCGGCGATCTGAACACCCGGTCGATTCGGGATCACGAAGAGAGGGAATGTCTTGCCGCCGATCGCCGTGATCTTGCGGTAGGGCAGACCTGTGATCGTGGTATCGAGAGGCTCTAATTGATAATCCGTTCCGGCAGTCCAAGTGGTCTCGAATGATCCGTCGCCATCATCGTCTGTCTTCACGGTCGTCGCAGAGACCAGATCGTTCTCGGTCGGGCAGACATAGTTCGTCAGCGCATAGAGAGATACGGTCGCGTTCTTCTGATAGAAGAATCTGCCGCAATAGCCATCGATGCGACGAGATGCCGCTTCGATTGATTGTTCGAGAATCGCATCATCATTCGCATCGGAAATTCTGAGAACCGCTTTCGTCTGCGCGAGAGTTGCGTAGCCATTCGAGATCACGACGATCAACGCTTCTTCTTACGAGGCTTCATCTTCATCGCATTCTCGATGGCAGGTTCGACAGAGGCAGTCTCGACGACATAGCCGAGATCGGCGAGGGCGGCATCGACCGCCTCGACTCTTTCGACCAGACCTCGATTCTCGTAGCCTCTGCGTTCTGCCAGAAGCGCGTCGATGATCTTGTTCTTCATGATTCTCCGATCAAGTCTGATCGCGATGATTATCGCGCCTCAGACTCTACATCGAATTGTTAGAAGGTGGGCGTGACCAACCCGGTTCCATTTATTTGAGCCCATGCGTTGGGATAACGATTTGCGGTCATCGCGACATACGAGTAAACGATCATCGTCACATCGAGTTCTGCCGCCTTCGGTTGCTCGAAGCGCAACATCATCGGCTCGCCTGAACCCTGTTCCCACAAGTGAAGTTCTTGTAGGTTGCCGACATAGATCGTGTCTTGATTCGTGCCTTCGCCCTTGTTCGTCGCGACATTGGCATCGGTGATCACCGGGAGACCCATGATCGTGTAGCCACTATTACCGTATTGCGGTGCGCCATCCCCATTCGCAACGCTGTTAAAGTTCGGCGCGGGCAGAGCCAACGGTCGATTCTGACCATCGAGAGCCGCCAAGATGAACGCGAGGCGACGAGGGTGAACGATGATCGCGTTCGGACCTGCGAAGAATGTCGTCTGAACCTTCTGGATGGCATCAGCCAACTTCGGATACAACTCCGCCACAGTCGGAGAACCATCGGTGTAAGTGACTGCCTGACCTGCCGACGAGAAGAGTTCGGCGACGAGCAGATCATCGACCTTCGTGTGATACGCAGAAACGAGATCTGCCATCACCAACGAATCGATGTTCGTGCCGCGCTCGATTGCCTGACGCGAAACATTCTGCTGACCAGCGACGGTCTGAACCGTGAGATCCAACTTCGTGTCGTCCATGTTCGTTTCCTGAACAGCCGCGCCTTCGCTCTGCGTGGCGACTGCCGTGCCTGTCGTGACTTTCGAGATTGAGATCGTCAGACCTGCCGCCGGGAGGGCATGCTTTCGGGCGCGATCTGCGACCGGGCGACCTGCTCGTGCGAATGGCGCGGCGAGATCGGTCAAGAATTGCGGCACGACCAGACCAGCGAAATTCGTTGAGGTCACATCGCGACGCTCGATCGACTCTTCCTTCATGTGTCGGGCGATGCGCTCTTGTGCGCCGAAGTCCGAAGAGAATTGCGCGGCGAACGCATCAGCGATGAACGAATGATCAGCCTTCGCGTGATAGGTGCGCGGCTCTGACTTGACCGAGGTCGATGCGACTTCGATCTTGTTGGCGACTCGGATCTCTTCCGCCTTGGCGAAACGACCTTCGAGTTCTTCGTGCTTCTTGATCTGCTCGTCGAGAGACTTCACTTCGTCGAGGTTCGCGGAGATCTTCTGATCTTCGTCTTGCGACAGATCGCGCTGTTCGGTCGTCGCAACGGCGACGAGAGCCTCTGACTCTGCCAAGAGGGCTTCGCGCTTCTGGGTAAGGATCTCTGAATACTTCTTCACGGTTGATCTCCGATCTTGTGTCTTGCTATCGCCACTTGATTCTTGCGAAGTAGTAGCGATCGTTGAGGAGGCACACTAACAGGTATCTGGGCGGCGCGCAACTCTGCTGTCGTCGCCTCGTATGCCGGGAAGGTCACGACAGAAACATCGAACAATTCGACCTCTTCCGACTCTCGGGTCTTGCGATCATCAGACCATGAATCTTTGATTGTTCTGAATGCGAACGACATCTGTGAGAGATCGCCGCGTTTCATCGCAGACATTACGCCTCGCGCCATCGGATTCTCTGGATCGAGATCTGCTTCGACGCGAAGCCCGGTCTCATCTTCCGAGAGCCTGAGAGTGCCAGACTTCGTTCGAGCCAGAGGGATTCCCTCATGATCCATCAAGAGTCGAACATCGGCATCGCCTTCTAGCGTCTTGGCGAACGCGCCTTTCTTCACATACTCGATCCAAGGCAGGGGCTCAGAGGGAGAATCGAACACCGAGGCATAGCCGACCAGAGATGAGCCATCGGCAGAGGCTCGTAGTTCTGTCTTGATGAATGCTTGCGAACGATCACCATCAAGATTCTTCGATACCCAGATTGGAGAGAGAGTCATGTCGCCCGAAACAATAGCCTGTCGATCTGCCTCTGCGTCGAGCCTCTCGACGATTCTCTCGGCATACTCCTGCGCCCGGCGAGCAGAAGTCTTCGATGAGCCGCCGCCCCACAACAGCATCGCCACCAGACCGGGCGTGATCTCATCGCTCTCGACTGCGTCAAGATCAACGATGTGTCTCGCGATCCAAGGTCCGATCCTCCGCCATTTCGATTCGGAGAGAGCCTCGCCCTCTGCCATTCGTCGGGCATCGGCGACGGTCGCAGGCACTAGACCATCGCCAGATTCGCCTTCTTCGTGAAGACGCAGACCGCGCCTCGCGCTTGCCGCGAAGAATCCCGGCGCAACGAGATTCACTTGTCTTTCTTCGTAGCCTGCCTCTTCCTGATCATCTTCTGCCGGGATCTCTTCTTCGCCTTCGATCTCACCGAGAGGTTCGACACCTTCTTCGAGAGATGCCGCGATCATGTTGTCGATCGCCTCTTGCTTCGTTGCGTGGCAGGCGATCACTTCGATGCCTCCCTCGACGACCTTGACCGTCGCCCAGAATTCGCATTCATTCGTTTCTTCCGAGATTCCATACGGCATCGTTGATCACCTTTCTGGCGGTTGAGCGTCTGATCCCAATACAGGCAACGCGCTTCCATCGATGCCCGACATCGGCGCACCCGGCAGGTTCAGAACGAATTGATCGCCGCCTTCGTATGGCTCACGGTTCTCGATGTGGCGAGCCTCATTCGGAGTCAGAGTGCCAGAAGCAATCATCACCTGCTGTGCCCTGACTCGCGTCGTCAGATCCGCTTTCTCGAATTCGGTCGTATCGAATCGAACCTTCTGAGTGAGAGGCAAGAGATCGCTGAGACCATCAGAGCATCGTTTCAGCCAAGGCAGAAGTGTGTAGCGAACGAAATTGATTCCTGACTGCTCGACATTCTGGTAGGTCTGCGAATCGCCGCCTGTGCCAGCGATCATGTGAAGAGGGATTCGATAGCACCTTGCGATGTCGCGAACGATTGATTCTCGATGCGCCATCATCTCCATGTCCGATGCGCTCGTCGTAATCGATCGCCATTTCAGACCTGCGGTGAGAACGGCTGGTCGCCTCTTCTTCCAATGTGCGTCTTCCCAAGTGTCGCGCAAGATCTGAGCCTGATCTTCGGTGAGAGCAGAATCGGTTTCGAGAACGCTCGAAGGTGTCGCGCCTTCGCCGTAGAACTGTGAGAGGAATCGATCCATCGCGAGACCCATGCCGAGAGTGTTTCGCATCGCCTCTAATGGTGAGAGAGATTTCATACTGCCGGGGATCGTCATCCATGAGATCGCCTTCACTTCTTTGGATGAGAAGAGATTGTCGTGCCACTTGTAAACGACGCGACCTTGATCGTCGTAAACACATGAGACTTTATTCGGGTGTAGCACTCGCATCTCGATCGGTGGCTCGCCGGGATTGCGCGGCGCATAGATGTAGGCGTTGCCATGAATCGCGAGCATGAGAACGATCTGGTGAACGAACTCGAACATGGTCTGATGTTCGTTCGGCTTGATGAATACTGATGGCGTTGCGACTCTTTCTGTTCGACCGCCGCGCTCTCGATAGATCTCGATCGGCAGAACGGCGACACAATCTGCGAGAAGCCCGACTGCGCCCATGAATGCCGAATGTGCGAAGGCGGTGTATTCATCGACGATCTCGCCCGAATAGTTTCGGAACAAGGGTCGGGCGGTGATCTGATAAGGGTCGAGCGTTGTTGGCAGGGCGCGGCTCTCGCGATTCTTCCAGAGACTCATGCCGACAATCCTCCGAGCAGAATCAGACCGATGCCGATCGTGATCAAGCCAGCCGGGATCGAGAAGATGCCGACCCCGATCGCGACGAGAATGCCGCCGACTACCTCGATCGAGGTGGTGATTGATGCCCTAGTGAGACGGATCTTCATGACCAGACATTCACAATACTCGGAATCGGTTTCATTCTCTGCCTAACTGTTGCTCGATCGACAGCCATCACAGTAGCAATCGCCGCGTCGATCTTTCGCCTGCTCTTATTCTTCGAGAGTCGCCAACCGTTATCGGTCATGCGTTGAGCCGCAGAGAGGATCTGATCTGTGTAGGTCGGTGAGCCATCATGTGCGATCTTCCCGGCGACGATCAATTCGTAGAGATTGCCGCAGGCAGGGATCATGCGATTCCCGGTCTGAGGGAATTCGACCATCGGCAGACCATCATCCATCAAGATCTCTGCCGAGCGCATGAAGTAGGCAGGGTCGAATGCGAACTCTGAGATCTTGTGCGTCTTGTGAAGATGTCGAAGATGATGTTCGACTTCTGCCACATCAACGCCTTCATCTTTCGGATGCCAGATCTTCGCCCGGCAGATAACGCGATCTTCTCTCGGCTGGGCGATGACGATTGCGATCGAGTCATGTTTCAGAGCCATGTCGATACCGACGAACGATGGCATCTCTGGATCGATCGCAAGATCGCTTCGACACTTGTGCCAACTGCCCGGCGGTAGCCAACTCTCTTGTGTTCTGACCCACTGATTCAGTCTCCACCTTCTGAACGCCAATTCGCCTGTCTGCCTCATCGCAACAGCCATGTCTTGCGGATCTAGAAGTTTCTCGACCAGATTCGGATTCGCCTTGCGCCATTCAGCCTTATCGTCGAGCGCGCAATCTTCTGATGCTTCCCACCACCACATTCCGAATGTCTCATCTTCGACTTCGCCTGCGGCGATCTGCTTGCCTAATTGATAGAGCCGCCCGGCAAGAGAATCGATGTCGTAGCCAGCAGTCGTGATCGCGATGGTCATCGGTTCGATTCGCGCACCAGAGCCGAGCGTGAGTTGATCGAACAATTCTGAATCGCGCTGATTCCATAATTCGTCGAACAAGACCGTCGATGGATTGAGACCAGCCTGACTCTTGTATTCAGAAGAGAGAACTCTGAACACAGATCCGAACATCGGCATCTCGATCGCATCTCGATAGACCTTCGAGACCTCTGCCAACATCGGTGATCCCAAGACCTGAGCCTTCGCTTCTTGGAAGATGATTCGCGCCTGCTGTTTATCGCCTGCGACCGCATAGACCTCCGCGCCCGGTTCTGATGCCACCATCGAATAGACCGCGATCGCAGACCCGAGAAGACTCTTGCCCTGCTTGCGTGGCAGACCGATCAAGGCTCGTCGATAGCGCAGACGATTCCGATCATTCCTCTCGAACAGGCAACGCAGAAGCCATTTCTGCCAAGGCGTGAAGATCAGAGGGTCGCCAGCGCGGAATCCTTTCATCACCGTGAAATGATCCTGCGCGAATCGAATCACCTCGTCGCCATCAGTCGAGTCGTAGATCTTCGGCGTGAAATGAGTCGGAAGCCACCTAGCCTGCCGCTTGCCGCCTTGCTTCGATTCGCGATCTGAGGTTCGAGAGTTCATGAGTGTTCGACGACATCGCGCCGAGATGAGCGCGATCGGTCGGGGAGAATCCTAACTGCCCTAGCAGAGAAGAGATCTGCCGATCGATCTCTCGAAGAGCGCGGCGATCTCGCCAAGCGTCGGCATTCATCAAGACTCGTTGCCGCAATTGGATTCTCTCGTCGAGCATCTCGCAGACCATCAGAACGATCTCGGCATCGAGATTCGGTTTCAGCCATGACGCGCCAGCCTTCCATATCCCATCCCACATTCGACGACCATAGGCAGTCGAGAGAGGGCGATGCGGTTCAGGCATCTCGAAATTCTCGATCACCGCCAGCAGAGGTGGCGAGGGCAGTTTCCTCTTGCCGGGATTGCCGAGCCTTCTCTTTCGTTCGATCGGCTGAGGCT